TCTAACTAGTGCAATATTTTTGTATGTACGAGATTTTTATAAAGATAAATCCATAACTAGTCAAGTTATTGGTTATATTGGAGATTTATTTAAAACTCACGAAATCGTACAACAGGATGGTACTGAAGACCCATGTTGGTTAAATTTGTTACGTAATGTACAGAACAATTGGAATTTAGTAAAAGGCAATAAAGTCTTTAAACAATTTTCAAAATTGCTTTGTGTATTAGTGACATTAGGATTGTGTGATATAGCACGCATTCCATTTAGCATCAAAGGTTTTAAGTTATTTGATGAAAAGATGATTAAACAACATATGACTGCACATGATTTAGCAGAAGCTATGTTTGGCACAATAACCTATTTTGCAGAGGGTGCCTATTTATGCTTTAAGACTGGATCATTGAAACCATTAATGATGGATGATTTTGCAGCTTTAGAATTAGACGACGAGTATAGTGATGTTATTACCATGTGGACTCTTGTACAAAATGGAAACTTAGAAAAATTTTTAGGTATGCCTGAACAGGAATTTTTAGATAAGCTAGAGCGCTTATTATTAAAATTGTCCCATTTGTTACCGTCATTGAGCGGTATTGATAAAAAGTTAGTTAGTGATAAGATTCTCAAATTGAAAACAATTAAGAATGAACACACTAATATGAAAATGGCTGCCGGTATTAGAAAAGCACCATTTGCTGTTGAACTATTTGGCGATAGTAGCCAAGGTAAAACAACATTTGGAGAGCAGTTGATTGAATCTCTTTTAACCAGTGTTGGTTACAGCACTGATAGAGAGTTTTGGGCAACAATTAATGCAGGAGATCAATACATGTCTAGTTGGAAAACAACTAAGACAGTCGCTATTTTAGATGATATGGCAAATGAGAAGTCGGAATTTGTACAGAGACCACCAACACGAATGATTATTGACATGTGTAACAATCAAACGTATTATGCAAATAAAGCTGAATTAGAAGGTAAAGGACAGTGCTGGGTAGAACCAGAAATTGTCTTAGCAACCACTAATGTAAAGGATTTAGATGCAAGATCGTATTCACAGTGTCCATATTCTATTCAACGCAGAATGGATTTGGTTATGACTGTCAAATGTAAAGAAAAATTTCAACGTATTAAGGAG